GAGATCGCGGCGAGGTACTCCTCATCGTTGATGGTGATTGGTACGCCGATGTCTTCGAGAATCGATGCGAATGCCTCGGCGGCGGCTTCTTGAATTAGGTTCACGCTTCACGCGCGGCGTCAAAAAAAGCCCCACCCGGAAATTTCCAGATGGGGCTTTCTTAGACGCTACCAATGAAACAAATTACTTCTTAGCCTTCTTCGGCTCCGGTGCTGGTGCGGCTTCCGGTGCTTCTTCTTCGGGCTGAGTGGCGGCTACTGAAGCAGGTTTATCGGCCTTCTTCAGATGGCGTTTAAGCACATCTCCATTCGACCAGATCACAACCTCATCAGCTCCACCAAATTCTCCTGCCACTTTCATGGCTTTGTACTCGGCGAGCTGATCGGCCGCCGGCACGCTTGGAAGGTGTTTGACCTTCCAAGTGTCGCCGTTACGGGTTAGAGTGATTGCGAGGCGCATAAATTAGGCGGAGACGATCCGTTTGAGTGCTGCTTCGTGACCCTTGGCGAAACCGTAGTTGACCTCGATGACCGACTTCTCGGTGTCGGTGTCAGGATCGCCCCACGAGCGGTACTCGATGGTGAGGCCGGTCTCAGGATCGGTCACGGTCTCGTAGGCGGTGAGGTTGTTGCGAACACCAGCGGATGGAGTCACGGGCGAGAATGCCACGAGAATCGCTTCCGGGAGAGCAACCATGCCAACAAGGTTTTGCGAGTTGCCGGGGATCAGGTTGGTTCCGATGACATTGAAGCCTGCGATCTGCGGAAGCTGACCTTGCTGGATAGCCGAGGAAGTGCCGACTGCTGAGGCGTTCTTGATCGAGTTGTCCTTGAGGAGTGCACCTTCGTAGGAGTTGTCGAGGATCATCGTGCGAGCGGTCTTGGCCCACTTGGCTTGGTCGAGCGCGGTCTTGATGGTGATGAGGTCATCACTATCGAAGGTCGAAGCAGCGCCGGTGTGGATCGGTGCGCCATAGTTGGCGAGCGTTACCACGGAGAGAACATCCTTGAGGATGTCTTCGGCAAGTTTGCGGCCCTTCAAGAAGCCTAGTTGCTCGGGGTTGAAATAGGGTTGGCGAGCGAGTTCAGAGCTGGTGAACGAAAGCGCCTGATATTTACGCTTGTTGACCGTGATCTCGCGGCTGTTGATGGCATTCGTGTCGTTGAACGCGTAGGTGCCATTGAAATCGCTCGTGGCATCCGTAGCTTGCGGGAAGAACGGGACGGCGATTTTGTCAGTGCCTTGCAGCGGGACCGAATTGTAAACGGTGCTGAAGGAGTTGAGGGGGAGAAGTGCCTCACGAAGTGCGACAAGCGCGCTGTCGAGGACGACATTCAGTTTAAGTTCAGAGCTGATGGTTGTGGCCATGATAGTTGGTTGTTCGGATTGTTGTTAGGTTGGGTTGGTGTTTGTTTCTCAAAGTGTCGCAGCGTGAGCTTCGAGTTCCTTGCGGTGAGCGCGGAACAGACGGGTCTTTTCCGCCCCAGTTGCGCTTTTCCATTGCTCGTAAATGCTCGCCGCGCTTTCGCTGGGTGAGACATTCACGGGTGCGCTGGAGCTGCGGGCGGCGATGGCGGCGGCCTTGGCGGCGACTGCCTCGTCGATGGAAAGTTGGTTGGCCTTCAGTGCGGCGATCTCGCCTTGCAGCGATGCCAGTGTTGCCTTGAGGTCGCCGATGATTTCGGTGGCCGACTCTTCCTTCGGCTCATCAGCAGGCGCGCTTTCGGTTTCGCCTTCTGGTGCGGATTCAGGAGCTGCCTCTTGCTCACCTTCCGGTGCGGATGGGGCGGCTTCGTTGGCGATTTCCGCAACAACGGTCTCGACCGATGCGACGACTTCTTCGGATGGGGTGCTGGCGACTTGTTCGCTCATGCCATCTTCCGCAGTGTCAACTGCGCGAAGCGGAGAGGTGGATGCTTTGCCTGCTTGCGAAGCACTGCGCACCACGGTGGCGAGGCCCAGTTCCGAGGCCTGCGGGCCGTAGAATGTCTGACCTTGCATCGCCTCGGCTGGGATCTTGCGGCCTTGGCGCGTGACGGCGGATTTGAACTCGCCGAAGACTTGATCGATGCGCTCTTGGATCAGCTCGCGTTGCGACTCGGTGAGCGAGGTGCCGGGGAAACCTGCGGCCTTGAACTTGCCGGTGGTGAAAAGCTCGACCTTCACGCCGAGCATCTCGGCGCGTTTGCTTTGGTCGATGTGCGGGACCATCACTCCTATGGATCCGACCGATGCCGAGCGCGTCATCGAGACGCTGGTCGCTTGCGAGCCGAGCCAGTAGGCAGCGGATGCCATCGTGCCGGAGGTGTGCGCACGCACCGGCTTGACCTTGCTGGCTTCGTAAATCGCATCGGCAGCCTCGGGGGTGCCGCGAACGGTTCCGCCAGGAGAGTCGATGTTGAGAACGATCGATGTGACCGAGGGATCGGCGGCGGCGCTTTCAACGGTGGAGCGAACTTCATCGAGGCTCGTCGCACCGAGCATCACGCGATCGAACTCGTCGGTGGTCGGGAGAAGTGGTCCGGTGATCGAGATTGTGGCGACGCCATCGGCGACGCTCATGATCGACTGCGGTGCCTCGCTCTGCGGTAGGGTGAAGAGTTTGCCGGCGGCCATGTCCATGGCCAAACCGATGATGCCGTCCATTGCCTCCGGGGCGATGGCCCACGGCTCCTGTGTCAAAATGAGATCGCGTGCGTTCACGCGATGCGTGGGGTGTCAATTCCCCATCACTTCGCAGGACCAGTCGGCGCTTCGACTGGCGGGGTGGTCGCGACTCCAGAAGCGAACAGCATTTGCAGCGGGATGTCGTATTTCTTGGCGAGTTCTTGAAGGTGCGCGATGTCGCGTGCGCGGCGTTCGGCTTCTTCCTCGAAGTCCATGCCGAGCTCGGCGAAGTGATCGGAGAGAGTTTTGAGACCGGCCTTCACATCCTCGCGGTTTTGCAGTGCCTCCCGACCTGCATCGACGGTGACGCGGCGCGGAGTTACGACGGAAATCTTCCACCAGCCTGCAATCAGCGGCAGCTCGCCGCGCGTGATGGCATCGCCAATGACAAATTTCCAGACGGGCGTGAGAAAGCGGCGGATGAGGATGTTTTGGCGGTGAGAGAATCGGCGATCGGCCTTGGCAACCACCATGCGGACGCCAGCGCCACCGATCTTGCTTGAATCTGCGGTGAACTCGTATGGCACCACACCCAACGCCGAATCGCGGCGAAGGTGATCGAGGAATCCGGTAAAGGTGGGCGATGGGCGGTTGGACTCGAAGGGTTTGAGTTCTTCGCCCGGCTTGAGTGCCACCCACTTGCCGCCGACGATCTTTTGAAGAGCAGTCGGGTCGCTGTGTGGATTGTCCTCGGCCTTGCCAGAGTCGATGTCGAGTCCGCCAAAGCCGTCGTTGCTATCGATCTCACCATTCTGCGTGGTGATCGCGAACGATTTGTCGGCGTGGTCCTTGAGCGCGTGCTTTTCGAGCGCGAGCAATTCCATCTCATCCCGGATGTGATTGATCGAATGCGCCAGTGATGGCACGCCGCGAGCCGATGATGCGCGCTCTGGATCGAAGATATGGAGCACCGAGTAGGCCGGAAGCTCGATGAAAGTGCCGTCATCCTGCTTCACATTGTACGAAACTGGGCGGCCATAGCCGTCGAAACGGATGCCATCGACCGTGCCGTCGTTGTTCCCGCCGCTCACGCGGTGGCTTTCGATGAGTTGGATCACCGGGCGGCCTTCAACGCGGGTGAGATGGACAAAAATATCACCGTCTTCGTCGATCGCGCGGCAGATAAGCATTTCGCACTCGGAGAGGGAGAATCGTCCCGTCACCTCGCACTGATTTGACCATTCCTCCCAGTATTCGAGCGCGCCGGCAATCCATTCGCGGTCTTCGGTCTTCGGTTGGATCTTGAGACCATCGCCGACCGAGTAGACGGCCATATCGAAGACCATTTCGCGGGCAAACCCGCTGTTTTTCATCAAATACCGGCTGCCTTTGATGAGTTCGTTGCGAACCAGTGGCGTTGCCTCCTTGCGGTGGTCTTGCGGAGCTGCGGCGGGCAGGCGTTGGCGAACGGGCGATGGGTTTACGCTCTCGTAGGGTGACCATCCGAAGGCTGAAGCGGCGGACTTGGTGATTTTTTGCAGCAGGTTCATGTTAGAAAATACCGGCAGTTGACTGACAGGTGCGGCGGGTCTTGCCGTAGGTGATCGGGTCGAGCTTGCGGAGTGCGTGCTGGCAAGCCGCGATGATCTCTTTTGTATCATCGAGGCGCTTGTAAGTGATCTGCGATCCAGACTCTTGGAAGCTGATCATCAGCTTCTTGAGTGTCTTTTTGTTCTCTTCGAGGATCTCGACCACCTCTTCGGTGGAAAAACCTGTCGTCATGTCGAGGGCCGCCATGCCCTCTGACAAGTTGTCAATCTTCGGCGGCTTCCTGCTCAGTCTCGCGGCCCAAAATCTTCAACATGAAGGCAAACACCGTCGCCATCGCCTCGCAGTCGAGAAGGTGGTTCGGTCGCTTTTGGATCCGCGTCCATTGCCAGCGGTCGCCATCCTTGATCCGCATCTCGGATTCCAGTTGGCTCAGGTAGGCGATCTTCTTTTCGTCGTTGTCCGCCTCGGTGAAGGCGTCGGTAGGAACCTCCCATGTTGGACCGCGCGCTGGATCTTGATTGCGCCGAATCCGAGCCATCGCGTCCTTGATGTTGAGGTTACTCCAATAAAACATCTGAGCGGTCTTGCCGGCGGCGACATGAATTGACCTCTTGGGCGAGTAAAATCTCTCCAATGACTTAACCCGGACGCCGACACCGAGGCGTTGCTTGAGTCGGTGAGTCCATGTCGCCTTGCGGTCACCCATCAGCGCCACCCAGCCATGCTCGGCGCATCGCTGATAGACCTCGTAGCTATTGAAACCGGCATCGACGCCAACCAATGAGGACGAAACGCCGTATTTTTCCTGCTTTTCCTGCAACTCTTCCCAAGTGTGAGCTGTGCCCCAGTCGATCCGGCGACTGG